GGCCCGCGATCCACGCAGGCGCGTCCACGGCGGCGAACAGCCACACGCGACACACCTTCCGGCGGGGATAGAGAGCGATTTCCGTCACCGCGACGGCAGCCAGGCCATCGTCGTCAGTGCCGATCCACAGTTGCGCGTAGGGCGGCTCCGTCTGCCGGCAGCGCTTCCTTACGTCCTCTGTCGTGTGCGTCGCCCTGCCCCTTGCGAGGGCGGCGGCGATGTACGGCTCGACTTGATCCCAAATGCTGTCTACGTCCGACGAGCGGACGGGGATGGCCTGTCTCAGCCGAGGGCGCCCGCGTTCATGCCCATGTTGCCGGCGCCGCCGGACCAGCCGCCGAAGTCGAGCAAGCCGCCACCGCCGCCCATGCCGCCGGCCCGGCCCATCATCATCTCTTCCGGGGTCAAGCCGGAGCGCTGCGTCGGATTCATGGCGCCCCCGAATCCGAGGAGGCCGCCCGCGTGGCCCATCAGGCTTTTGCCGGTCAGGCCCTGGAGGCCGAGGCCGAGGATGCCCGAGGGCGACATCGGCGCCGCCGCGAGGCCCAGCCCTTGCATGACTGCGCCCGCCCACGGGCCGAACGAGCCGTAGGAGACGCCGTTGCTGCGGCTCGGGTCTTCCCTTGAGACCCCGAACCTGCCAGGATTCATCGCGAAATCACCGCCCATTGGAGGCCCTCATGGATTGGCTGATCGGACTGATCGTTGAACTGCTGCGCGGCGTCGGCGAGCTGCTTTAGCCGACGATTGCGTACCCGAACGTCCTGTCCGTCTGACCGTTGTTCGCGTGGGTCAGCGTGAAGGCGTTCTGCGTGAGAGATGAGACGTAGGTCGTACCGACCGCCGCCGCCGCGTTGGAAGTGGTCGGCATCAGGACAACCACGCTGTCCCGGCCCACCCGATAATCAGTGACCGCCGTCGTCGTCGCCGAAGCCGTCAGCGTGACCTCGCCGACCGCATTCGAGCGCCCGTCCATCATGCGGTTGACCACATCGACAAGCCGCTGGACCGTCTGGCGGAGGTCGTTGAGAAACGGGACTTTGGCGAGGGACACTAGTAGTCGCCCACGGCACCGGCCGCCGCGCCGCCCGCCATCGGGCCGAGCAAGCCATACTTGCGCAGGATGTTGATGATGCTGTCGTCGAAGACGACGTAGTTGCGCGAGCCCTCACCGGCAGAGCGCGAGCCTTGGTCGAGGTACTTGATGCCGGGGATGCCGGCTTCGCGGAGCATTCGAGAAGAGGCGCCACGGAAGCGGTTCCAGCCCGAGGAAAGCAGGCCGCCAAGCATCGGTGCGAGTTCGCTATCGAGAAGGCCCATCAGTAAGCCCCGCTCGCCGTGAACGTCGGATCGACGCCCTGCGCGTGGCCGAAGCCGCCGACGATATCGACCTGGAACCGATGGAACCGGCTGTCTGAAAGCATCGGGCACTCGCCAACCGCATTCGATGTCGAGGAAGTCCCCGTCGCCGTCGCGTCCTGCTGGCGTGCGCGGGTGATCGGCGTCACCGATACCGACGTACCCACCGAAGACACCAGCGGCGTGACCGATGTCACCAGCGACCGTTGCCCCGCCGAAAGCTGGCTCTCGCCCGTGGTCAAGGTCGCCTGCAAAGCCGAGCCGGTGAAGAAGCCCATGCGGTGCGACGTATCGAAGCCGATCAGGCTGCGGATGCCGCCCTGCCATACCGTGCTGTCGAGCGAATAGGGCAGCGTATCGAGCGTGTAGCCGAGCGAGTCCAGGCTATCGAGCGTGTACCCCAGCGACATGCCCGAAAGCAGCCATTCGAGCGTCGTCTCGATGTACGACCAGCACCCGATGTCCCAGTGGTAGACGACGATCTTCGTCGGATTGCCGCCCGAGTTCCCGCTGCCGGGATATGCCCACATCACAACCTTGTTCGTCGGATCGATCGCCGCACAGATGCGCGGCACATGGACCGGATCGAGGTCCGCGAGGAACCACCGGTCCACCTTCTTGGCCCCGATGGGGATCGACCGGAGCCCGTCGAACATCCAGAAGCCATCGGCGTTCAGGTAGAAGACCAGCGAGCCGTCGCCGATGATGCTGCCGGGATACCGCGAGCCACGGTTTTCCTCGGCCGGCTGGAAGTCGAAGAACAGCGGCGCCCCGACATACGAGCCGCGATAGATTTTCGTCTCGCAAACGACGGTGCCGCCCGTCTCCGAGCCCACGATGCCGTTGATCGCCCCGCCTTCCGGAAGCTCCCGGAGGTCCGACTGCACCGCAATGGCGGCGTCGGAGCCAACGGTCGGGTAGCTGTCCGGCGCGTCGATGGCGGACCACCGCAAATTGTTCGGGTAGTCCGTCGAGCTGATGACGAGGTTCGCCAGCATCAAAAAGTTGTTGAACACCGCCAGGTGCCGGGCCTTCGGTGCCGCCGCCGCAAGATCCGCGAAATTCGCAGCCGCCCCGATGGTCTTCGCCTGCACCGCGTTGGCGATGTTGGCGGCGAAAACGCTGTCCCCGTATCGAGCGAAGGACCAGCGCTCGTCCTCGGCGCAGTTGTAGGTCGTTCCCGAGCGATCGGTGAAGGACGTTGCCCCCGCGCCGATCTCGTAGAGCTTGGTTCCCGTGCCGGCGTAGACATAAGTCCCACCGCCGGTCGCCTTGACCGCCATCGCGCCCCGCACCCGATCGGCGAGGGCCGAAATGGTGTTCGAGAACGAGAGGAACTGCCGGTAGGTCGCCGCGCCGGTCTTCGGGTTGAAGCCCGAGACGAGCACGTTCTTGGCGATGGTGGTTCCGTTGCCGAGGTCTGCCTGATCGGGGAGCCACTCCCCGAAAGACATCACGGGTTAAGCGTGTCCGTGCGGATCAGCAGCGCCCCGCCAGAGAAGCGGTCGCGGTCGTCCTGCTGCTCGATGTCCTTGAAGGCGTCCTCGCGTTGCGCCGCCCAGAACGACATGCGGGCGTCGTCGCGGACATACTTCGCGAGTTCGTACATCGAAGACGCGAGGTAGAGGTCAGGCGAGGAGGTCAACAGCGCGTTGGCTGTGTTGGTCGCTGTCAGCCCCGCGAACGAGGCGTAGTAGATACCGGCGATCGAATAGGCCGCGTCCGGCGTCGGGAAGAAGCGGATGTTGTCCGCCTCCGTCGCGAAGAAGTGCGGCTCGCCCGTGCCCGACGACGGGCGCATGGTGATGCCCTGCTCCAGCGACACCGGCTGCAGCTTCACCTTCGGGTCGGCGTTGATGTAGATCGACTTCATCTGCACGTAGCGCGTCGGCAGCGCGACGGTCGCGGTTCCGGCCACGGTCGTCAGCGACAGCGCGGTTTCCATCGCCCGAATGCGCAGGCGGCGATTGATCTTCGCCTCGCCGAGCGTGATGAAATCCGGGTAAAGCGCCGTGAGGTCGGATCGCGAGGCCCATGATGTCATTGCCGTCTGAAGGCTGGCGAAGTCGCTGATAGCCATGCGGCCTCCGTCTCAGGGACGCGGCGTCTCACGACGCTGCGGGCGGGGTATTAAAGCGTTTCGTACTCGACGACGTTCTGCGGCGCCGGGGCCATCGCCTCGCGCTTCTGCCGCTCGACCTCCGCCGCCTCGCGCTCGTATTCGTCGCGCCCGAGGGCGGCGAGCTGGTGCGTAAAGTCGAACGTGCCGACGTGGCGGTTGGCCTGGCTCAGGTCGTGATCGACATAAATCTCGACGCCGGCCTCAATGCACTTGTGGCAGAACCACACGTCCTCGCCCTGGTACTCGTCCATCTGCGTCAGGTAGGGGATCGCGAACCACGGTTTCGAGATCCGCTTGAACACGTCCATCTTGACCAGCGCCGTGTGCAGGCCGACGTGATCGTAGACCCGCTCCAGCCCGTAGCTGTCCGGCATGGTCCAGACGATCTTGCCCGGCGCGTTCCGCGTCGTCGGCGTGCAGGGGAACGACCTGCGGACAGCGTTGCAGGCGACGAAATCGAGGTCATGCGCGAGAAGCTGGTCGAGCGTGTGGGTCGGAAACCGCGCGTCGGAGTCGAGGAACAGGATATGCGTGGCGTCCCGCTTGAACGCCTCCTGCACCAGTTGCATCCGGCCCTTCGGCAGGATGCTGATCTGCGCGTTGACGACCGCGACCTGATGCTCTTTCGGGTGTGTCTTGGTGAAGACGCCGACAAGTCCCGCGAGATCGAGGCCGAAGCCCGACTTCCACACGTCGGACGACGGAACGCCGATGACGACTTTTGCCATTAAACCCTTCCGGGGGCGGTTCGGAGGTAGAGGTATTGAGGGTCGTTCAGCTTGCGCCGGATTGCGGCGGTGCAATTCGGATCGAAGATGTTGACGCCTTCCTTCATCCAGTCCTCGACGACGGAAAGAGGAATGGAGGCGACGCGCCTGATGTCGCGCGACGGCGTGTACCCGTCGTTGAGGGAGTGGAGCGCCTTGTTGTGTTCAAGGATCGGCTCGACATCCTGGACGCGCCGGATGGTTACGGCGTCGTCCAGGGCGTCGGCGTGGAACTCCGTCCGGAGCCCGTTGATGTCGATATCGACGGACAAGAGGGACATCAGCCGATCTCGACCGCCGAGATGTTGATCGAGGTCGTCGCGTCCGTGATGGCGGCGATGTACGCCTGGCCGATGGTCTTGAAGATGTACGGCTGGCCGGACGCGATCAGGCACCCGGTCGAGGTCGAGGACGCGACGGCGGACGTGGGACCGAAACGGATATTCACCGCCCCGGCCGCCGTGATGAGCACGCAATGCGCCGGATTCCCCGCCGCATCCGTGGGCAACGACGCGGTGCATTGCGTGTTACCCACGGCGATGCGAACGGAGTTCCCGATCACCGCAAGGGCGCTATCGGGATAGCGGCTCATGCGGCCACCAGTTCGATGACGGCCTGACCGACGAGCCCGGTAGCCGAGCCGGCGGTCATGATGACGTTCACATACTGGTTGGCAGTGAGCTTCTTGTAGCCCCTGCCGTTGGCCGTGTTGAAGTTGTTGAACACGCCGGCCTGCGAC